GTAAGACAAATGGCATTCACAGATAATGTTGCAGAGACATGGTTTGCTCCCGCAGGATTCACTAGAGGCAGACTAACTAAGCCAACGTCAGTTGAGCTTGGTTTGAATCAGGGTGATAGAGACGCTCTGTATGTTACAAATATAAATCCTATAGTAAACTTTGCACCAGAAGGTATTACTATATTTGGACAAAAGACAGCACAAAGAGCTTCCACTGCTTTGGATAGAATCAATATAAGAAGATTGATGATATTCTTAAGAAAGGTTCTATTGCAGACTGGTAGAACAGATTTGTTTGAGCCAAATGATGCATTTACTTGGGAGACGGTAAAAGATAAAGCAGAGGCTTTATTGTCCGATATCCAAGCTAGAAGAGGCATTACAGATTTCAGAGTAATTTGCGATGAGACTGTAAACACTCCAGTTAGAGTTGATAGGAACGAGCTTTGGTGCAAGATATTACTGAAGCCAACTAAGACTGCTGAATGGATTATCTTTGAGGTAAATCTCACAAGTCAGTCTGCAAAATTTAGTGGATAATAAAAATGGTAAATAGCTATTATCAAAATGATTATCGGCCTTTTGCGAAAGGCCAATCTCTGCCTAAAATATCAACAACTTTAGATGCAGTAAGAGCATATCAATTCGAAGTCCAGTTCTTTGGGCTTCCTCCAAGCCTATCAAATCAACAACAAGACCTGACCCTTGCCGCCAAGCAAGTAGGATCAATAAGCTTTGGAGTTGAGGATATCGCAGTTCACAGAGTAAACGATACGGTGTTCTACCCTGGGAAGCCAACCTTCGACTCAGTAAGCATAACCTTTGATAACTTATATCTTAGGAGCACTTGCAAAACTTTGTGGGAATGGTTTAAATCAACTTATGATCCAATAAGCGGAGATATGACAAAGTTAGCTGCCCCAGGTGGTTCTCCTAACAGAACATTTAAAGCTAACAAAATGAGAATTATTGAGTTGGACAATACTAAGAATCCTCATGCTGCCATAGAGCTTTACGGAATATATCCAAAGAGCGTAAGCTTCTCCGAGAAGAATTACTCTACAAGTGAATACGCGACTATATCAGTTGATTTTAGATTTGATTTTATGGATTACTTTAATTATCCATAATGTAATTAAAGTAAATTTTTTATCTTTATTTATAGCCTACCTATTTAGGGTAGGCTATTTTTCTATAATAAGTTATGAAGTATTTTAATCAGATCTTAGATAAATATAATTCCTTGCATGAGCAGTATTCTGAGGATCCAGCAGCCATAGCTAGTGCTAACGAGTTAATAACCTCAGTTAAGTCTAGTGGTAATCCAGCACCAATAAAAGGAAATATAACTTTACAAAGAACTGAAACTGGCGGCATATCAATATTTGGATTAGGTGCCTTCCCAATAACGGTAATTGAGGATACTGGTCAAACAAATGAAAAAGGTTTTAAAAAATTAGTAGGATTATTATCTAAGTATAGTGATTTTATTTATGATGGCCCAAGGCAGGAATTATTACTTGGACAACAGCCTGACCAAGGGCAACCTCTAGGTAAGGGTGGTGCAAAGTTCCCATATTTCCCAAATGCATATGTTGCGAATCCCAAAAAAGTAAAGAATACATTAGAAAAAATTTGTAAAGACGAAGTAGATAAAATAAATAGCAATGATGAACTTAACAAGAAGCAGAAAACTGAAGCTATTCGAAAATCAAATCAGTCTTGCTCTAAGTTAATAAATGAAACAGACAGGTTAGTAAATGATAACCGTGGTTCCATAGCTCAAACCCTTGACGCATCTCAAAGATTACTATTTGGATGCGAAGAAGATAATATTGAACAGTGTGAAACTAAACAAGAGGATACTGCTAAATCAATAGAGCATAGAAATTCAGCATTCTATGCTATTCAGGATGCTATGAATACTTTAACTGATGCACAAAGAAGAGAAAATAAAATGCTTACTTTGGAAGAGTGTGCATCATTAAAAAAATCCATAAGTATTACTGGTGGAAAGATGGGTGGAAAGTCTAGGACTTTAGCTATCACTGGTCCTGACGGGAATGGCATGGTAGTCTTTCAGGAAAGAACAACATTTTTGGCTGACGCATTAACTACTTTAGCAAAAGATGTTAAATGTCCTGATGGATCACCATTTGAATATGAGTCAAATACGGTAGAGTTTTTGACCTCTAACGGAGTAGGTCAATCCACAGGGTCTACTTTGAAGGGTTTTTTCTTTGAAGACTTAAGAGCAGCAATTTCCACTTTAAAAGACTGTCAGGCAGCAGGAAGACCTCAGGGAGAATGTGACCGGGAAGCATCACAACATCTATTAAGATGGCTTAAAACAAAAGATAACTTATTAAATGCTATGAGAGACTTGCTAGCTAGGATCAAAGAGAGTGGCGAGTTAGCAGTCGAGTTAGACGATGAGCGGGGAATAAGCTTTATTAATGATTTCCTTAGTAGAATATCAGGAGATCTAGAAGCTAGCGAAGAAATGTTAGCTACATTTAACATTATGGCTAGAACCGCAGCACTGGGTGTGTCAGAAAGATCTCCAGCTAAAGTTGAAAAAACAGGAAACATCACTGGCGGGGGCAAGAAAGCAGACATGACAGAGCATTATAGAACACCAGAGGAAGCAGAAGCTGCGGCAGATAAAATGAAGTTGTCGCCAGAGCAAAGAAAATATATTAAAGTAAGAAAAGTTACTGATAAGGTAGGTAACACTACCTATGTCCTGGGGGACAGTGTAAAATTTTCATCAGACGTAGAAAAAATTTATGCTGGGCAAGCTGCTAGATCAAACATTAAAGATGCTATTAGTAACCCAAGGGAAAGTAAAGACTGGTTTGATGCTATGCACGAAGTTGGTATAACTCCAAAAGATATAACAGCAATTGGTTCGTCTATAAAAGAATTTGAAAGTAATTTAAAAACATTATTAAACTTAGAAGAAGTCGAACAATATAAAACAAAGGACGGAAAAAGAATAGCTGTAAATCAAAGAGCCCAAGCTGCGGAAGAAATAACGCGAGCAATAACTGAACAATTAGGAGTAGACTCACAAATTTCTCAATCAATGATTGGGGATTTAAAGAAATTGATAGAACAAGAAAAACCCTGGGAAGAAATATCTGGATTTATAGCAGACAAGATATACAAAGCAAAATTAGAATCGGGATTATTGTCTGATAATCCCCAAGCAGCACTTAACCAGATAGCAACATTTGGAGCTTTCGGAGGCATATCCTCGGATGGATGTTTCCTTTCCGCAGCAGATGGCCCTAAAGGGAGAATGCATACTTCAGCTCAAAATTATCATATAGAGAGAATGAAGAAAAGATTAGATGAAATAGGTAAACTACCTGTGGAGCAGAGATCAAAACTTGTAGAAATGAATTCTAAAAGTATAAACATTAAAGATGATAGCGATCCACCAAAAACAATTTTTACTGTGGTATTAGATCAGATGAATGTGGATACCGTCTTTGATGGGGAAGACGTAGTAAAACATTCTAAGGTAACTTCGATCAAGCAGGGAGAACAACCTAAAAATCTAAAAAATATAAATGCACAGGAGCAGCCAGAGAATGCATCCACAATTATAGATCGGGACCAACTAATGAAATTCTTAGTCGAGCAGAAGACTACGCTGGACAGGATGATCAGCATCATAGCCAGAGATGGTCTGAATTAAACTTTCTTGTGTAAGAAAGTATATCTCCAAGTCTGCACACAATATAAGTCTTACCTTGAGTTTTGAGTTGAAGATAATCTAAACTTAAAGCTTTATCTGCTAAAGTTAAATTATCATCCCTACTGAACAAGCATAAAATATCTTTCCGATCTTGCTGGAACACGATTAAAAATTGTTTTTGGATTTTGCTTGCATCTCGTTCGGCCTGGAAGATAAAATTCTGAAGTTCAGATTTCAGATTAAATATTGATCCAAGATTTTCTTTATTATAACCTTTCTTACATTCTATAATAAACCTAAAGTTCTTAGGTGTTATTAGATCTCCACTAAACTTTAGATGATCAGGCAACTTATGAGTCGTAGAGAATGCACCAGAACCTGGGGATCTCATGAACTCGGTAGTATTAAAATGAGTATTAAGTATATGACAAACTTTACGCTCAAATGAATTACCTTTTGTTCTACTATTCTTACGCTTCTTTTTGTTGGCGATTAATGAAGTGAGATCGAAATCATCTTGAATTTTTTTGGTCATGCCCTATTATAGGGAGTGTCAAAGATTAAACTAAATGTTTCCGATTGGAAAATATCTACAACCGAAAGATCGAGAGGACGTATGAAAGTAACTATTAAATTGAATAAGGATGAAGCTGAAGGCTTCAAAAATTGGTCTACCCATGTTAAGCCTGATGAGCTTTCACAAGAAGATTTCGTCAAGCAAGTATTTTTTAACGGCATCGAATACTTGAATCTCAAGTTGCAAGATGTTGCTAAGAAGATTATGGAGGATGCCAACCTCCGTCAACAGCTTGAGGCTTCGGGTATTAATGTTCAATCCATAGAAGAGAAGATGAAGCAGCAATGAGTTTCCCACGTAGCGTAAAATCTCACGACAAGTTTAAGTATCTGATGGACTGCATCGGACGGATTGAAAATGGCGATCCTGCGTTGCCAAAATTTATCCGAGTGCTGTTTTACACTCCTTGGGATAAGGCTGCGAAGAAGATTAAGGGCTACGATTGCCGCATTAATCTCTTCGATGTCCCAGAGGCTTTTCATGAGATGGTCGATTGGGTAGGTGAAGGTAACTTCAAGCAGAAGCACCTTAACTATGTTCCGACCCTAGTAACTTTTAGATATGGTGGCGATGAGAACTCACCGCTTCAAGTAGAAGTTAACGACAACCCGACTGCGATTCAATACGAGCTTGGATCCAGAGGGTGAACATTAATTCCAAACTTAAATTCAAAGTAGGACTCTAACTTCAACCTGTGCCGCTTAATTTTAGTGGCAACTAGCTTTAAGTTATTAACTATTACCGTGGTGAAGTAATTGAAAGCCGACCCATTTTTCGGGTTGAAGTTTCTTAGAGTCCGTAGTATAAGGAGGAAGCAATCTTGTTTTGCGTCCTCCTTGTCTACTTTAAAGTGGAATGCGTCTATGATGTTTGAGATGAGGGCATCGAAACTCTGCATGAGTTCCTCGTCTTGCGAAAAATCCCCCGAACAGTGAAGCTTAATTAATTCCTCAAACCTTTTATTATTAATATAATTAGACACAAGGTAATCATAGTATGAGAATCCTGCCTGATCCGTTTAAGTTGCAAAATAATTCCTGCAACGGATGTTCCATCCTTGAGAAGAATAAGCCATGCCATTCGATTATGGACCACGAAGAGGAGGGTTTCCCAAACGAATGCTCCATCCTGTTCGTGTCCGAATCGTTTAAGATGGAGTTCGGGGAGCTTACCCCGTTCACCAGCAAGGAGGAGGCTTTGATTGAATCCGCCATCGAGAAGGCTGGGTTCAAGCATCTCCTAGGATCCGTGGAATACACGGCTGCGGTTAAGTGCCCAAGCGTTAAGGACAAGGACATGTCCAAGGACGATAAGGATATTTGCCGTCAGCACATCGCTAAGACGATAGATAAGTGCAAGCCTAGCCTGATCTTCGTGTGTGGAAATCTTCCCATGGTGATGCTGACCAAGAAGTCTGGCATCATGAATAAGCGTGGTAAGATTATCGACCACTACGAGGGAATCCCTGTGGTGCCGATCTATAATCCAACTCAGGTAATCGTTGAGCCTCAGAACGACTACCTGTTCTCCTTGGATATCCAGAATGCCATCGAACAGGTTCTAGTTAAGGCTGATGTTAACTCGGAGTTCACCTGGATCATGATCGACGATATCCTTAAGCTGTGGGGCCTCGATACCTACACTCGGTTCGATGTAGCTATTGATATCGAAACTACTGGCTTGGACTTCCTTAAGGATAAGATTCAAACCATCGCTCTTAGTTTTGATATGGGTGACAATAAGCAATACACTGTCACCATCCCTGTGCATCATCCAGAGTTCGTTCAGCCCAAGGGTTGGATCACTGAGGTGGTAGACTTCCTCAACCGTGTATTCAGGAACCATACGGTTAAGGTCCTGCACAAGGCTCAGTTCGATCTTAAGTTCCTAAAGCAATTGGGGGTTGAAGTGAGAGGTGTAATCTCCGATACCAAGATCATGCAGCACCTGATCGACGAGAACCTCCCTAAGAGCTTGAAGGATCTTGTAGGTTATTACTTCCCCTCAGAGCAAGGCATCATCTAATGTTAGGACAAGATGGAAAGAAAGTAGATTGGGCCAACATGCCCTTGCCTATGATGGCAAGAGGTAATGCGCTCGATGCCTACTTCACTCTTAAGATCTTCAAGAAGCTCAGTCGTAAGATTGACGAGCTTAGAATGACCAACACCTACTACAAGCTCATCGCCCCTTCGATTAACATGTTCGTCAACATGGAGGTTGATGGCATGCTTATCTCGCAGCCCAAGGTGGATGAGCTTGGCAAAGGTCTTAAGACTGATATCGAAGAGAAGGAGGAGTCCATGTATTCCTACTCTGAGATCCCTGATAAGACCATGCAGGTAACTTCCACTGATGATCTAATCAAAATCCTATACTCAGTGGACAAGAAGCTGAACATAGTGGATATGGGATTTGGCTTGTTCCCACCTATCTCTTCTGATAAGACCAACGCACCGAGCACAAGTGCAGAGGCTCTGGACATTCTCTTGGAACAGCTTGAAGAGGAGATAAATAGACGCAATGGTTAATCGCTTTGAAAAGCTAGAGCAGGACAAGAAGATCTCTCAGTCCGTAATCCGAGCGTTGCCTGATAACAAGCTCGTAGGGGCTAGAGACTTCATCAAGAGACTGCTTGAGTTCCGCAAGAGCAAGAAGCTCTACGATACCTACATCACTGGTGTGAAGAATGCGATGAAGTATAACGAGACTAATCGCATCTACGTTGAATACCGAATCGACGGGACTGTGACTGGTCGTCTATCCAATGCTGGTCTTGATGGCAACGAAGGCAACAAGATGGGTATCTCGTTCCATACTCTACCAAGAGAGACTCAGTTCAATATCCGTGATTATGTCATAGCTCCTCCAGGGCATAAGTTCATCACTGCGGATATGAAGAGCATGGAGCTACGCATCCTGGCTCACCTAGCCAAAGAGAAGAACATGGCGCGAGCGTTCAATGAGCGTATGGACCTCCATACCTACTCAGCCTCGCTCACGTTTGCGAAGCCCATGGAGAAGGTCACTAAGGAGGAGCGTCAGATTGCAAAGGCTGTGAGCTTCTTGACGGTGTATGGTGGCACTGAGAAGACCCTGGCAATGAAGCAGGGTATCAGCTTCAAGAAGGCTAAAAACATTATTGACGGGTGGATGGCTGCGTTCCCTGGCGTTCCGAGATACATGCAGCACGTAGATCAGTTCATTACAAAGAATCAATATGCATACACTATTTTCGGTCGCCGTCGTAATCTGCCTAACGCTGCCTCTGAGGCACAGTATATTCGTCAGGAGGCTTTTAGACAGGGGCTCAACTTCACAGTTCAGTCTTCAGCTAGTGATACCCTTCTATGCTGCCTCTTGGGAATGGATGCTGAATTTAAGCAACGTAAGATGAGCACTAAGATCGTGGCTACGGTTCACGACTCAGTAGAATTAATCTCGCCCGACAATGAGGTAGAGGATGCAATTAAGATCCTCCACCACCATATGATCGAGTATCCTTACATCAAGGAGCACTTCGGTATTAAATTCTCCGTTCCCCTGGAGATTGAGATTATGGTTGGAAGTTCGTTCGGATCAGGGGAGGAGTATCATATCAGCAGTCCCACTTCCTGAGGGACTTATTGATTCTTGAATCTGGATCGCTAGCAGTCTTCTTGGATGTTAGCTTGCTCTTCATTCCAGACATTCTAGCGCAGAAAGACTTTCTTCTTCCCGCAGACTTCTTTGATTTCTTAGCCTGATCTGCTGAGACTGGTGGCTTTAGGTTGTGCCCTTGAGCCTTTGCTGAAGCTCTACCTTTGGCATTCAATCCACCTTCTTTGTTCTGCCCCTCTGATCTTTGCCATGCTGGGGTCTTGCCCTCGCTTACTGGCTGGCATGATCCTTTGGCGTATGGTTTAACGCCTGGAGTTGGCTTATAGCCTTTCCAGCAGCGACCCTTCTTTTTCTCTAGAATAATTTGAATTATTCTTTCGTAGTGTTCGTTAAGAATCACATCAGCCTCCTTTACGCTTTCTCAAAATCTTTTTCATTAATTCTAGACGAGGTTTATTTTCCTGTCCGCCGCCAGGGCCGTCAGTGCTGAGAGGACGAACGGGGGTGGTTCTAGCCTTTTGCTTATCTGGGCCCTTGGATATATCCCCAGTTCTCGCCCGCTCGCCACCACTTGCTCCCGCTTGCTGGGGTGGTAATTCTTTTGTTCCTTCAGGAGGAA